TTGCCAAACCAATCTCTAGTTGTTCTTGCTCTTTCTCTTTGGCTGCTTTCTCTGCTTTCTTTAATGCGCTTATCTCTTTAGCATCTGCCAAGTCCATCTCTGCTTGACGAGCCTTAATCTTCTGCCACACGTCAATTCGGCCCGATTGCATAAATAGCAATTTTAGACTTTCTTCAAACCGATTCGCTTCATCAATCGCCATCTCGATCTGGAGGGCCGTTCCCATGTTGCTGCCTTTGCCAGATTGCTTGGCTTGGAGCATGGCCTTAGTGGCAGTTGACTTGGCATCGAAAAGTTTGCCAATCATGGGCGCAAGTGAGCCTAAGTCATTGGCAACATTTGCTGCCTTCTTGACCATGCTAATGGCGCTTTGTATCCCTGCTAGGGCCGTGATTGGATCGATCATTTTCTCTTCTCCCACTTGAGACAAACAACCTTCCGATTGTAGACATCACCAGTCCATGTCCACCTGGTGCATCGATATTCTGTGGTTGCCGCTAATAGGACCAGAGCATAGATCATGGCCACATCAAAACGATGACAAAACTGCACCAAATTACAAGTGCAGTGATGCAGACCGCAGCAATGATTGCCACGGCCCAGTCTTTCATAGCCCGAAAATCTTCTTGATAAATTCGGCAGCCACGCCTGGTCCAAGCAAAACGGCCAAGATTGCAGCGTAAAGCAAATATTCAATCTTGGTCATGCGCCTGTCGCCATCTTTTAAAGTGTTGGCGATAGAGTTATATCGCTCTGCACAGATGGCCTCATGCACGGCAAGGCGTTTGTCAGTGTCGGCATCTATCATGTTATTTCAACCCAAGCCAATTGCTCTTCATTCCAAGAATAGCGTTTGCCATCAGTAGGGCATGGAGTAGGCGCTTCCCAATTACAAGTCTCTTCATTCAAAACCCAACTTGCGTAGAATTTAGGTGCAATAAACGCATCACGGGTTGCATCGTATGTGTAACCAATACCAGCATAGTTTTTACGCAATGGCGTACCGCCATTTAAGTGAACACCGCCATAGGTGTTGTAACTTGTGCGCTTGCAAGTTTGACCACGAAACTCACCATAATGTTGTTCCCAATCAATGCCGCCTTCGCCTTCATCTTTACCGACAATGACTTCGGTAACAATGTTATTTGAATCTAAAAATGCGTAATGTGCCATAAGATTAAACAGTAACTGTTCCTGTGCCAGCAGTAAATGTATAAATGGTGTTTCCACCAGATGTTGTTTTGGTATAGGTTAGACCGCCACCAATAGAAGCAAAATCAAAAAAGGTTGATGGGTAAGAAATAACAACAATACCAGAACCACCTGCCACACCTAAAACAGCACCCCCACTACTTACGCCTGCTATACCGCCACCGCCGCCTCCAGTGTTTACAGTTCCAGCAGTCCCTGCTCCATTTGGAGATGCGCCGCCAGAGCCTCCTCCACCAGAACCTCCAGTTCCACCTGCTCTAGCTGTTGTTGCGGCATAACTTCCTCCAGCACCACCACCCCCAGCATAAGTAACAGAAGTTCCTGTAATTGAAGATGCTGTGCCAGCACCGCCATTACCACCTACTTTACTAACTGGATTACTACCTGCGGCAGAAGCACCTCCGCCTCCACCCGCATCTTGGGAATTAGAACTAACGCCATTACCTCCTGCATTGCCCTGACCAGAAACCCCAGTACCGCCAGATGGGAAAAGACCACCTCCACCAGAGCCACCATTTGCTCCAGAATTATCTCCATCACCACCATTAGCACCACCACCACCGCCTGTGGATGTAATAGTGCTGAATACAGAGTTAGAACCATTACCGCCTTCACTCAATACAGTTGTATTGGGACTCCCACCTGCGCCAATAGTGACTGTAAATGAACTTCCAATAGCAAAAGATGTATCCGTCCTATAACCACCTGCGCCACCTCCACCAGCACCATCATAGTAATTACCACCGCTACTCATAGAACCACCAGCACCACCGCCAGCCACTACAAGGTAATTTACTGATGTTGGGGGATTTCCAAAACTTCTTAGGTTTTGGAATACAGCTTGTAATACACCACTCATGTCAAACCACTCCCTGAGATTAACCAAGTTGTCGATGTCATTTTGATTGCGGTTGCTGACCCATACTGAGCCAATGTGCGTGAGCCAGTTGTGCCAGCAGAAGACAAATACATTGTGTCTGAAGTAATAGCAATAGTTACTGCTTCGCTTGTCATGTTAATAAATGTCAAAGCAGTTCCAACTGGGTAGGCCACATTTGCATTTGAATCAATAGTGAATGTCCTTGCATTGGCATCAGTTGATGGGTGAAAAATCACCTTTCCTGAGTCTGCCAATACTGTTGTGTATGCTGCGCTTTGACTGTTAAGAGGAACATTTCTAAAGCCAACTGAATCAGTTCCATCAACTGTGCAAGAAGATAATGTCCCGCTTGATGGTGTGCCAAGCACAGGGGCTGTCATTGTTGGTGAGGTCAGAGTCTTGTTTGTCAGAGTCTGAGTGTCAGTCGTTCCAACAATCGCACCACTTGGGGCAGTGACAGCTGTGAATGCGCTTGTACCATTACCCTTCAAGATGCCAGTCAATGTAGCAGCGCCTGATCCACCCTTTGAGACCTTTAGCACTGGGCCTGCATCAAACAATGCGTCAATAGAGTCTAAATCTGTATTGATCTTTGTTCCCCAGGTATCGGTGGATGCACCGACTTCTGGTTTAGTCAGTAATAGATTTGTGGTGGTTGTATCTGCCATATTTACCCCTATGCGGCTATTTGCCAAGTTTCACTATTATCAGCAATTGGAGTCCAAGTTTCACTTGAATCTGAAATTGCATTCCATGTTTCAGCGTTATCGCTTTCTGCTTGCCATTTTAGTCTTGCATTGACCGCCATGGATGATGTTTCTGTGAATGCAATTGCACCAGGCTGCCTGCGCTGCGCATTTACCACCATGGCGCTTGTGCCAGTCACAGCAAAGCCAGAATTGCCAATGATGCTGGTGGACACTGTCAGTGTCGATGTGTCAGTGATAGTGGCCGCGCCAATGGCGTATCTTAGACCAGCCACCGCCATGGTGCTTGTGTCGCTGATGGCGGCTGCGCCCACTGCATAGCGCACCCCTGCCACGGCCATGGTGCTGGTGTCGCTGATTGTGGCTGATGCAGTTGTGAGCCTATTGGCCGCCACGGCCATGGTGCTTGTGCCAGTGATGGCCATTGCCCCGTCAAAGACCTCATTGGCCTGCACAGACATTGTGCTGGTGGATGTGATTGTTATGGCAGCAGACACATACCTGATGGCAGCCACCGCCATGGTGGACTGGTCAAAAATCTCAAATTGCGCGTTGGAAACAGTTGAACCAGCCACCACCATGGTGCTGGTGTCTGTAATGATTACTTGAGGCTCAAACGTGCCTCTGGAGTAGTTGCCCTTGCCGTAGGAGCCGTAGCCGTAGCCTACCCTCGGATCAGAGTATTGGCCAACACCAAAATTCCCCGATCCATAGGCTGCCATATCAGGCCAATGTGATGCTCAAAGATGCGGCTGGAATGCGCAAGACATCACCATCATTGATGGTGCGCGCTGTGGTGAGTGGAGCCCAGGCTAAAAGGTTTCCACCAGTAGATGCGTCAAAGATGCCTGCCCAGCCAACTGATCCCCAGTTACCGCCAGAAGCAGCTGCAAATTCAATGGCCGCTGCATTGGTGAATGTCGTGGCCGTGCCAGAGCCTGAGATCGTGCCAGTGACCACCCGTGCGTAGCCGCTGCCAGACACCTCAGTGCCGCCACCCGTGTCGCTCGGTGCAGCCGTGAAAAGGCCAACATACCAGGCAGTTGGGCGCGTGGCCGTGTTAGTTGTAAATAGAAAATTTAAAACTAGGTTTTCGGTGTAGTCGCTAAAAGATGACATGGTCTAATCCTTATCCAAAAGTCTTTGCACGGGTAAGCAATGCGCCACCAGAGGAGGCGCTACGATCATCGGCAGTTTGTGAATCATTCAAGGCTCGCTCATAGAGTGTTGCCCATGTCTGGATTCTCGCATCATCTTGCAGATATGGCGCAGCCTGGAGCAATGCTCCATACAAATAAATGTCGGGGTTTGATGTCAGAAGCCAGTTTGTCGTGTTGCTATTTGATAACTTTGCCAACTTTGCGTAATAGGTCAGCTCGGTCGTGTAGTTTGCGTCTGGTGTTGGGACAATGCGAAATTGGCCACCAACAATGCCAAAGAATTTAGGCTTGCCACTGGCC